CAACAAAAGCACCGCCCAAGGTAAAATTGCTTGTGCCAGTACTAGAGCTAGTCTCTTTGACCCGATCCTGTAAAACTAAAGCCATACGGCCCCCCTTAATTACGAAGCGGTCAAGCGAATAATAGCGTTGGTTGCGTCTGCTGTTGGGAAGTTCACCGCAAAAGTACCGTTGGTCGATGTCTTATCGCCGCCAAAAGCTAATACAGCAACAGCTGCATTAGATAAGTTAGCGTTATAAATCAAAGCGCCATTAGCGGTAATTGTTGCATTTGCCCACGAAGTATTTGAGAACGAGATAAAAGCCACGTTGCCAGTGTTTGTTGGGGTTACGCTAACCGATAAAGTATTACCACCAGCAGAATAGTTACCAGCAGATGCTACTTCGTTGCTAGTTGTATATGCAGTGGTGTTCTCATCCAAACTAGCAGAGCTGGTATACAGCGCTAATTTAAACGTGTTTGCGGAAAAGTTTTGCTGACCATTCAAGAGTTGAACCTTGAAACTTGTCGCCATGCCTTGGGTAATTGCCATTTTTTGCTCCTAAAAATTTATCTAACAGGCCCAGGTACAGGCAGCCTAAGTTGTCCATCACGGTATGCGCTACGTCTATCTTTACCATCACCCAAATCTTTGAGTAACGCTAATGATTCTTGGTATTTGGATTCGTAGTACGTAACCATATCCTGCTCTCCCTTTTGGAAGATTACAGCCTCACGCAACGATCCATATAACAAAACGGTTTCAAAGTTATCGCCCAACCATGAAGTGCCAGCAGTAACAATGGATTGTGGATAGTAGTAATAGTGCAGCTCTACTTGGTAGTTGTCATCTGGGGTAGGTCCAATAATGTAAGTATACGGCTCAAACTGGGCATAGTAACGTGGAACCCCTTCATCTGTAGGGTTCGGGTACGCCTGACGAATAAAGTTAACATCCTTGTCGATTAAGAACTCTTGAGTGCCATCAGCCAGAATAACCGCCATTGAAAAGGACGCTAAATAGTCCGAAGGTAACGCAAGGTATTTGTCGCTTTGTGTAAAGTTACCCACCTGATTCTTACGAATAGCAGGTATCTGAACGGCGTTATAAACCCGCTCTTCACATTGTTGGACAAACAGCGGCACATTGTCTACAAAAGTCTGTTCATAAGACTCAGAGTAGTCAAGAATCGCTTGCGTTAACTGTGCGTAATTCATTAGCCCATCTTCCCGCTAATTTTGCGACCTTTAGTAGCTGCGCCATAACCACGCATTACGCCTACACCATATGGATTAATAGGAGAATAGTTACCCTTGCTAACACCAGCAACCGACATGTTCATCTGGTTAATTTTGTCTTTGCCAGGTTTGGTAGTGCTATCTGCCATTACGTTGGTAGCCTTGCCATCCATTGTGTGCGGTGCAGCATAGACCTCAGCAGGTCCTACTTCTTTACCGCCTTTTTTCATAGAGAACTTAGCCATTATCGACCTCTTCCTGATTTCTTTTGATTAGCTATTTTAGCCAAGTTGCGACCCATCAGCTTCATGTTTTTGTTCAACATGCTTGTGCTTTTCTTTGGGCCCTTCTCAATACCTATTGATGGACCAGAGTCACCTAAGTTTTTACCTTCAGTTTTACCTGTTTTAGTAATTCCGTCAGCGCCTTTTTTGTATCCCATTTTCAACTCCTTAAGTTGTCGTTACCGTTACTGTACCAACAATTACTTGTTGTACCAAGTCATTTGGAGTTAAACCTGCGTCAGGTCCTCTACTACCCCCGACTGGATTCCAACCCCACTGAAACACCCTACTACCTAACTCTGGACTACCAAACCCATTTGGGCCAATACCCGTCTCGTTAATCTGCAAGCCGCTTTGTCCTGATACTAAATAACTCACGTCTGGTCTTGGTTCCCGCACCGCCTGTGGATCATTTACTGGATACAAGCCTAGCGATAACTGAGGCTGATCTGGATCCCAACAAGACGGGCAAACCTTAACTTGATACGGTTTTGTCTTTAATATCTGTATCTTTAACTCCGTAAGCTTATACCGCTGCGCACATCTGTCGCACTCGGCAATTGCATATTTTCCAGAAGCGAATCTATTTGGCATGGCATATCATCGGTAATAAAACGAGTTACGTGGCACAAACCGAATAGGGGCTTTTTCCCGGTCTTCTTGCTCTGCTAATGTCCACTGTTGTTCATAATCGGCTTTGAGCATCATTATGCGATTTGGGTCAACACCAGGCATCTTTACACTTAACTGATAAGCCAAACCAGCAGTCATGCAGGGTATAAAGCGGAATGGAATGTCTTCCGTGCGCACGCCCGTACCAGCGTCTTGAATCCGACGCATTCTGTAATACACAAACGTGTATTGGGTTCCAGGTGGGTTAGGAGTGGGCCAGACGTTAATGCATGGTAAGTTGTTTACATAAACACTGGCAGCCGTTAAATGGCTTACTGCTGTTGTACCGTTTTGACCCCGCCAGGCGTTAATAATTTGATTGCCTACAATGTTCTGATAGCCAATAGTCTCGTTGTCAATATTGACAAATCCCTGAGTTGGGAGGTTAGCAGCATTAACTAGGGTAATGGTCGTGTCATCTGCGTCAATAGCGCCGTTTAAAGCGGCCTGTGGGATGTTTGCGACGTTGCCTGACTGTCGGTTAATCCAGACCTGAATTGGACGCCCTGTAGCGTTTTTATTGGGTATGGTGATGTATGTAGACTCGCTGATGCGGCTGATATTGATGTCAATCTGATTGTTTCCCGCACCGTTATTAGTACGTACTACAGTATCCAAGAGGTCAATCGTATCTACAGGAATAGGATAAATAGCTTGACCCGTGTTCATTAGGATCTGACCTTGCTCAACCGTCCATAGGTTAATACCCCGATTCGCCCACTCAATGGTAAGCAGGTTTAAAGACCGCCGTGCAGTACGGAAGTCATAACCAGAGCGAACTTCAAGACCACAACGCTCAAACGCCTCTTCAATGAGGTCGTTCATGTCTAGGTTGAAGGAGGTTGTTCCTGTAGTGGACATTATTTAACCTTTCGGAACGGCTTTACTTTTGCTTTTACTTTTGCTGGCTGGGGCACGAACTGCTTTCCCTGTGCTTTTCCCGCTCGTTTTGCTCGTGTTGTTGCTGCGTACTCTTGTGGGCTTAGCGACTGGATTGCTTTTTTTGGCAGGTACCGCTCGCCTGTTTCGGACGACGGCTTTCCGCTCTTGGTTGTCCATTTCTGGTCCCCCCAAGCCTTTAGGCTCCGTTGCGATTTTGCTAGTGCCACTTAATTTCTCCCAAATCCAATCCCAGATAAACGGCATTATTTCTTTAGCTTAGACAAAGTCTGCGCTAACCTCGCTCGTTGACCCATTTTGCCAGGCTTCTTAGCCGCTTCGGCAAGCTTTTTAACGGGGATCTTCTCGCCTTTTTTGACACCCATAGATGCTCTTAGAGCACCAGGTTTCTTAATTGCTTCTTGAATAAAATTAACTTTGCCGCCTTTTTTCATAGCAACGCCACGTCCTTTAAGGATGTCTGCCTGAGTTACTTCTCCATCTTTGTTTAGATCTGGAAACTTAGCCACGATAACCTCCACCTTTTGCTTTGTATTTTTTAGCTAAGAGTTGTGCCTTCCTAGCCGACCATTGACCCGCCCCAGTGCCTTGCACAGCCGACGCTTTGATACTCTCAAATAAAGACTTGCGCATACCAGGTTTCGTGTAGTTACCAGCCTTGTTAACGCTAGAAGTCTTACCACCTTTGGCATACATATCCACCGCATCGGGATTATCCTTACGGGTAATAACCTTCCCACCAGGCATTTTGCTGGTCATAATTGCGCCCATTCCACGACTGGCTCTCATGCTCTTGTCTTCCCCCGAATAGCGCAGCCATCAGCGCGTTTAGAGGCGCTAGATACCTTGCCACCAGCTTTTTTCTCTACTGGACGGCTTTTTAACAAGTTCATACCAGCCCCAAGCAGGGCTTCCGCTTGCCTTTTAGCTTTAGCATCTTTACTAGTCAGTTCTTCTTGGCGTTTTTTAAGGTCCGCTTCGTAGTTAGCATAACCCTTCTGAGTCTCTGTAGTTACAGGATCAGATATAGTGCCGTCGTCGTTTTGTTGAGCTTTAGTAGCCATGATTAGCAGTATCCACCGCTTTTCATAGTAATCATCTTGCCCTTAGTATGGCCCTTCATAACGCAGCCATCAGCACGGGTTACGCCGCCTTTAGCCATGCTATGCATTTTCTTTTCATGCCCTTTAACAGCAGCCGAGGCTACTTTTTTCATCATTGGCATGTCTTTGCTCATATCTGAATGTTTCATCATTCCACCTTTTTTAAACTTTTTGCCTTTATCGGCAGTTAAAAATTCCTGCCCAACGCTGGCAGGGACTCCTACTTTTTTGGCAAAACCAGGGTTTTTAGCCACGGCAGCCATAAAATTGTGTTGCTTTTTACTTACGCTAGGCATTTGATAACCCACGCTCAATTAACCGATCAATTTTTTCTTCAAGCTTGTTAAAGCGTTGGTCAATGTGATCCGTAATTCTTGTAACTTCTTCACGAGTAATGTGCTCACGTGCTACCTCCACTCTTGTTGTATTGAGCTTATCGTCTAGCTCTTTAATCTTGCTAAATTTTTCATTCACGATATACCCCAATACGGATAAAAACACAGTTAAAAGCCCCGACCAAGCAGCTACGACAATAGTTAGAATGTGGTCCATTAGACTATCTTTCCTTTGGTCTTGCCACGGACTTCGCAGCCACCACCACGAACAGCCCCGCCTTCTTTGCAATTCCAAGCCCGTAAGGACTTGTTAATGCGGCTATCTGGATCGTTAGCAGTTTTAGCAGAAGTCAGTTTCTTTTTCATACCTTTCATGCGGGCACAGAACGAATCACGTCTTGAACCACCCTCTGGCTGTGGACGCTTTAGCCCCGGTTTCCCAGGGTTAGCAGCGTTGTAGGAGGCACGCCCCTTAGCATTTAGACCGCCTTCGGGGTTTTTGCCTTCCTTACGTTGCCAGGCAGGGCTCTTAGCCATAGAACACCGTAGCGCTTACATTTGCTGGAATCCCTACATAAATACCGTCATCGGCCAAAATACCCTCGCCAGGAATAATGACGTTAAATGCCGTAGCGTTAAAACAATCAACTTCCATTAATACGTCGCTATAAACACTTACGTTCCCACTAGTGGTTAGAGACGCAGTTGTTACAGTGAACGTATTGGCTGTAGCATTAGCAACAACATAAACGTTGTCTACCGCAGTACCGCTTGTAAAATCAGCCCAAACACGAGCACCATTGGCAAGCCCGTGATTAGTGATTGTTACTGTACAGACAGTGCTTCCTGGAATATCGTAAGTTCCATTTTGCGCCACATTATTGGCAAAAATAGCGTTTTTAGCCGCTGAAGTACTAGGGGACATAACCGCCCCCTTGAGCCTAGTTCTGCTGCTATAAGCTACGCCAGCGGACTGTAGATGCTCTGACTTTACGTCATATTGCATACCCATAATTAATCTCCAAAAAGTTAAGCGGGGCCGAAGCCCCTAGATTAATTAAACGCTTTGTTGACCGGCGTCAGATACGTGATAAATGATTCTTCCAGAAACAGTACCAGAAGAAGTACCGTTAGCAGCGCTAGTAATAACAACTAAGTTAGTTGCATTAGCTACGTTACCTACAGAAGCACCAGCACCAGAACCGCCAGTAACAAAAACTGTGCGAGTAGCCATAGACGTATTAGCTACCAAGGCTTGTGGTACGTTTGTACCTAAAGTAGTAGTTTGACCAGGACCAACACCAATTAATGGGGTAAACCCTATGTCAGCACGTCCAGTACCAACAGAGCTAATAACAACTTCTGTTACTACTGCGTTAGCGGGAAGAATTAAAGCACTGCCGCCAGAAACGTTAAGAACGTTAGCGGTTGCTGATAGATCAGCAATAAAGAAGGGGGTTGCCATAACCATGGATCCTGCTTCTGCAGTACGTGTTTGGTCGCCGCCTGTTGAGCGCCATACGCTCGAGGTTGTTGCTGTTGCCATAATAAATTGTCCTTCATACAAAGTTCAGCCTATCAATCGTGTATGCGTCCGCTGGGGCGGTTTGATAAGCGATTCTCCCAGATATTCAGATATTACTACTTTTTTAACTTTGTGCAAGTGTTTCACACAAATAAAATGCCCCTCCGAAGAGGGGCTCCAAGTCACCGAAGTAACAAGGGGGGTAGTACTTAAGCGCCTGGCGAACCAAACATTCCGAGCGGATCCGAGAATCCGAAGGAATAACGCTCACGAGCCTTGTAACGTACGTTGCCTGTGTCGAAGTCACCGTCCATAGAATTTTGGAGTGGTGTACGAACAAAGTGCTTCATACCGTTAGGTACATCAGTGGTCAAGAACCAAGCATTGGTGTCGGTCAGATAGTGGTTAATGGTGTAACCCTCTGGAATCGAACCATTGTTCTTCAACGCATTGATGTCGTTGTCGTTGGTACCAACACGCAATTCGGTTTCTAGCAAACGAGTTGCAACGAACTGTAATGAAGGTGGCACGATCAACTTACGTGGCTTAGCAGCGATGAGCAAACCGCGCTCGTCTGTCCACAAGCTGATTTGAATAACGGCGGCTTCCAAGGAAGTCTCGTTAAGGTCAGCGGCAGTAGCTGGCTCGTTAGAGTTTGTACCACCAGACACGAGTGGGTGTGCAGTGCTGAATAAAGGCTGACCGTCACCACCAGAAGAGGCAGTAAAGCCAGTATTTAATACAGAAGCAGCACGAACTTGCTTGGTATACGCCATGGAACGAGCTAACGCCTTGGTATAACGACCGGATAGGCTGTCATACAAGTTGTCCTCAATAGCCTCTTCC